CTGACGCTAACGGCGTGGAGAAGGAATACATTGGTCAAGCCTTCTTAGAGAAACTCTTTGGTGGCACATGGAAGCAGACCAGCTACAACGGCAACATTCGCAAGAACTATGCGGGGATCGGCTATACATACAACGCCGATATAGATGCTTTTGTACCTCCGCAACCCTTTGCGTCTTGGCTACTTAACGAAACCACAGCCCAATGGGAAGCACCAGTAGCAATGCCTGCTGATGCCGGTACGGGCGAGCCACCTAAAATGTACTCGTGGGATGAGGCAACCACCTCGTGGGTTGAGCAAGGTGCGTAGTGGACCCAATAACCATCCTCGCCGCCTGTACTGCTGTATGGAACGGAATCAAGAAAGCCTCCGAGTTTGCTCAGGAGGCTGAGGGTGTTTGGAGTCAACTAAGTAAATACGCAGGGCTTGCCGACCAGCTTGAGCAGCACATAACGACTGCCAAGAACAAGCCCCAGAAGCCCAAGCTCTTCGGTAATTTAGAGTTTGGCAACGACACACAAGAAGCCTTCAACGTCTTTGAGGCCGAGCATAAGTTGATGCAGATGGAAGCGGAAATAAAACATGAGTTCATCTACGGTGCCTTTGCCGATCTTGAGGGTGGTTACGGGAGCCTGGACGGGTACCGCAAGTTTTTAGAGATGCGCCGTAAGATCAGGGCTGAGCGGATTCGCATGAAGCAAGAGCAACAAGATATGCAAAAGAAGTTCTGGGACGACATGCTTCTTTATGGGGGTAGTTCAACCGTCGTGGTGGTTGGGTGCCTTCTTTTGTACATGGCAGTTGACTTTATTTTTAGGTACGCAAAATGATCACATTACTCACAACCCTCGTCTCGTTCCTAGCGGGTGGTCTGCCCAAGATCCTTGATTTCTTTCAAGACCGCCAGGACAAGGCCCACGAGCTTAACCTTGCTCAAATGCAGACCGAGCGGGAGCTTGCGTTAATGGCCCAGGGCTTTGCAAATCAGGCACGGATAGAAGAAATACGAACCGATCAGGTGGCAATGGAAACCTCGGCGGCAACCATACAAGCAGCCCTTGCCCACGACGCTAAGATTGGAGAGAACGCCTCACAATGGGTAACTGACTTGAGGTCGTCTGTGCGTCCTATCGTGACCTACATCTTCGTGCTGGAGTTGGTCATCATTAATATTGTTGCGATGTGGTGGGCGGTTAACACCGGGGTGGACTTTGCGGTCGCTTTGAGTCTGGTGTTCTCTGAGGATGAGATGACGATTGTGTCTTCCATCGTAGCGTTTTGGTTCGGTACCCAAGCCTTTGCTAAGAAGCGATGAGTGTTTTACTACCCGAGGCCATTGAGCAGATGAAGCACCACGAGGGGGTGCGGCAAAAGCCGTATCTCTGCCCAGCCCATATCTGGACGGTGGGGGTTGGACGGGTGCTTTATCACGACCAGATCAAGCTGCCAATGGTGCGTAAAGGGGAGTACACGGGTCAGATCCGTCGGGAATACCCCATCCGGTTTGAGGACAGTCGGTTATGGAGCATGGAGGAAGTCGATGAACTACTCAGGCAGGATCTTCAGCGTTTTACACTCGGCGTGGATCGACTTTGCCCTGTTACTACTGATGGTCAAAAGTCTGCTCTTGTTTCCTTCTCATTTAATGTGGGGCTTGGCAATCTTCAACGGTCTTCTGTGCGTATGCGCCATAACCGGGGAGACTATGAAGGAGCGGCAGAAGCGTTTATGATGTGGGTAAAGGCAGGTGGTCGAGAGCTTCCGGGTCTGGTTAAACGCCGTTTGGACGAGAAAAACCTTTACTTAAGATAACTATGGCCCTTGCCCGACTCTTCCTAAAACCTGGAATCGACAAGCAAAACACTGAATACGGTGCGGAAGGCGGCTGGATTGACGGGGACTTCATTCGCTTTCGTTACGGCCTGCCAGAAAAGCTTGGCGGCTGGACCAAGTTCAGTAACGCTTCTTCCTATTTGGTTGGCCTGGTCAGTGAGGTCTTCACTTGGAATGCCTTGGATGGCTCACCCTACGCTGCTGTAGGCACATCACGCAAGCTGTACGCCTTTTTTGGTGGTAGCTGGGCCGATATCACGCCTTTGCGAGACACGACTACGGCAGGCGATGTGACCTTTGCCGCCTCCACGGGGTCCACGACCATCACAGTAAGTGACACGGCCCACGGAGCAACAGAGGGCGATTTTGTGACCTTCAGTGGCGTGGATGCCAGTGGTTTAGGTGGTGCGATCACGCAGGCTATTTTGCAGTCCGAGTTTGAGATCACGTCCATCATTGACGCAGACAGCTACACCATTACCTCGCCCGTTGCGGCCAATGCCTCCGATACCGGTGACGGTGGCGCAGCCGTTGTAGGCGCCTATCAAATTAACGTTGGAACGGACGTTAGCTTCTTTGACTTTGGCTGGGGCGTGGGCAGTTGGGGAGAAGGCACGTGGAATACGCCTCGCACCGCTGGCGCAGGCATCTTTCTTGGCTCCCGTGTCTGGCAGTTGGACACGTTCGGTGAAGACCTTATCTGCCAGCTCGTCAACGGGGCCATTTACCGTTGGGATACGAGCGGGGGCCTTGGCTCACGGGCCACGGCGATCAGCGGTGCCCCGACAAAAAGCACGTATGCCCTTGTTTCGACACCTGACAGGCACCTGGTTTGTTTTGGTACGGAGACGACGGTGGGGACGCCGAGCACCCAGGATCCGATGTTTGTGCGGTTCTCAAACCAAGAGGACATCAACACGTTCACCGAAACAGCGACCAATACTGCAGGCGGCCAGCGCTTGACAGACGGCAGCCGAATTGTCTCGGCGGTTCGTTCACGTGGTCAGATTCTGATCTTCACGGACACGTCCTTGCACGGTATGCAGTACGTTGGGCCACCTTACACCTTTGGATTCCAGCAGCTCGGCACGAACTGTGGCTGTATCGGGCCGCATGCGGCGGCAGACGTCAACGGGCTTGCCTTTTGGATGGGCACGGAGGCCTTTTACGTCTTTGACGGTACGGTCAAGAAGATGCCCTGCACGGTCCAGGATTTTGTGTTTAAGGACATCAACCTTACCCAAGGGACCAAGACCCATGTGGGTGTGAACTCCCAGTTTAACGAGGTCACCTGGTGGTATTGCTCGTTCACAAGCGACTTTATTGACCGATTTGTGACCTACAACTACCTTGAAAACACGTGGCACGTGGGCAGTATGCCTCGGACCGCCTGGGTGGACATTGGCACGTATGCCAAGCCTCTTGCGGCTGAATACATGCCCGAGAGCACGGAGGCCACGATTTCGACCATTTACGGCCTGACGGCCGGCCGCGCTTTAATTTACAACCAAGAAGACGGTGTGAATGGCGACGGGCAGGCCATTTTTGCTTTCATTCAATCGGGGTATTTTGATATCTCCGAGGGTGACAACATGCTGTACATGAAGCGGTTCATCCCGGACTTCAAGAACCAGGTTGGAGATCTCACGGTGAGATTATTGCTGCGTCCGTATCCTCAGGCCACAGCCAGCCCAAGCTCGTTGGATCCGTACGTTATTACGCCGACCACGCAGAAGGTGGACACCCGTGCAAGGGGGCGCCAGATCAGCTTAAAAATTGAAACCAGTGAGATTGACACCAACTGGCGCTACGGCACACTACGGGTAGATGTCCAACCGGACGGCCTCAGATGAGCAAGATCTTTAACGTCCGACTGCCCAATGCATCACCGGAGTACAACGCCCAGCAGTTTGACCAGCTTGTCCGATCGCTGGAGCAGATTGTTCTGCAGCTTAATAACACCTACACGTCCATTCCTGATCAAAACCAAGCGGCGGCAGCAGCGTGGTTCGGGGGCGGTGGAGGTGCGGCCGGGGGTGGTTTTGCTGGTTCTGTGAGGGGTTTTCAGCCAAGCACAGGGATTATGTTGCCCTACGCCATGTTGATGTCGGATCAAGACCAGCTCAACATCGGCACGACTTCTGAAAACATTGTGACCTTTGACACGCCTATTTTTGAATACGGAATCAAGGTCCAAGACCATACGGCGGTGTTTACCGGAACGATTGACGACGGCACACCCCCTGGGGCCGGGACGGTTTTGACCGTGTCAGCCGTGACGTCTGGAACGATCTTAACGGGCATGAAGATTGCCGGTACAGGCGTGACTGCTGGAACGCAGATCACGGCCCAGGTGAGTGGCACAACGGGCGGGGTCGGTGTATACACAGTAGATACATCGCAAGAAGTAGGAAGTATCACGATTACCGGAACACGGGCCTCGAAGATTCAGTTTGACTTTTCTGGTCAGTATTTGGTCACCATGCGGTTTCAGATCTCCAATCGGGACAATTCCACAGGGGAGTTTGAGATTTGGGCCAAAAACAGCGGTGTCAACTACCCGTTGAGCAATACCAGGACGGATCTTTTGGCTAGAAAAAGTGGGTCAATTTGGTCGCATGTGGTCCCCACCATTACCGGCGTTTTTACGGTCAACGACCCCACCACGGAGTACCTTGAAATGGCCTGGTGGTCTGACCGAGCGGGAGCCTTTTTGGAGCATTATTCGGCGGAAACGAGCCCTACTCGGCCGGAAATTCCGTCGGTTATCCTGACGGCAGCGTTTATTTCTGCGGAGATGTACTGATGGCCAACAAATATTTTCGCCAATATCACGCAACGGTAGCAGCCACGCCGTAT